CACGGTGATCAGCCCGTCGCCGGCAACAGCTTGGAACACGAACGCCAGGGATCGGTTCGCCTCGTCATAGTGAACCGCGAACGACGCGAGCGACAGCACGCCGGGGGTGCCGAGAATGAGCTTGCGGAACAGGGAGCGGATCAGATCGAGGTTCGGCGTCTTGCCGAACACGTCGCGGTAGTAGGGAAACCCGAGCCGCAGGTCGAGGAACCACTCGGTGATGAAAAACTTGAACCGCACGCTGAGCTTCTGCCGCGTGTAGGCTGCGCCACGGCGCATGAAGACCGTGCCGCCTTCGAGCGCGAGGTCACCTCGTGGGATCGTGCGGATGACCATCAGGGAAACTGAGCCTTCAGTTTTGAGCTTGAGATTGCTGCCGCGCTGAAGGCGCCAGCGAAGGCCGTGAACGCAGCGCTAGCCCCACCCGCGCCGACCGCAACGGGAGCACTTGCTACGGCTATCACAGCAGCCGCAAGCGCTATTAGAAAAGCGTCTGCGGTCATGACGGGTTGGCCCGGTGCTCCGGCCTCGCTGATGCGAAGACTGCCGCCGCTGGGCACTCCGATGACGGCCTCGCCGCTTGCGGGCGCGTCAGTGAACGCTTGCTTGTCGGGCGCCGCTGCAGGGATGGCGAACGGGTAGGAGAGCGAGGAGCGCCGCAGATCACCAGGCTCCGAGACTTCGCCCGTTGCGCGCCACTGCGCAATCGCCGAGCTGTTGAATACGAGCCAAACGTGGTCGCCCACGGCGAGCGGAAAGTGGAGGTAGAACCCACCGCCGCGCGGCCAGGCCACGGGCACGTTCGGAATCACAGGCAGGTCTTCGAGGATGACGTTGCCGTCACTGTCCGGGATCGTGCCCCGCACGCAAGGCACCACGTCGGCGACCTGCTTGGCAGCGTCGTACGTCTGCACGCGCCCCGGCATCGCTACGTGAAGCTCACCGAGGATCGCGTCGCGATGGTCGCCGAGGATTTCGGTCAGGTCTGGTTCGAGCGGCATCAGTACCGGTGTCCCTGCACATCGCAAAACCAATCCGAGCCGCCACGCTGCCCGGTCCACGTGCACTTCTCGACGCGGTAAGTGCCGTTTACAAACAACGATTTGACGGTGACGAGCGACCCGCAATGGAGCCCGGCGATCATCAACGTCTTGGCCGAGAGCACGCCCTTGTGATCGACCGTCGGCGATTCGATCAAACCCGTGTCGGACGACAGTAAAACGGCCGTGCCCGCGTTCGCCTTGTTGAGATCGAGAAACTGCAGCGCGCTGTCCTGGATGGAAACCTCGAGACCGGCAGAGCGCGCGAGGTCCGTCATGTGCGTAGCAACCGAGCCCGAGATGACGATGCCGGAGCTGAGGATCGATGAGCCCGCAATCTTGAGCTGGCTCACGACCTTCGCGAGGTTGCCTTCGCTCACACCGAGCGCTTTGGCCATGCCACGGAAAACCGTGTCGATGGACGACTGCGCGCCGAAGCTCACGTGCATGCGCGCGTTCTGCCAGCCTTGCTCGCCATCGCCCGAGGTGAGTTTAGTAACGAAATTCGGCCCGTCGCGCGTGGTCTGTACCGTGCGCAGATCACCGAGCCAGATCTGCGAAACCGCGTCGGTGTAGCCCGCGTCGATCTTGCACGGGACACCCGTGGTCGCCGGGTTCTTGGTCGGGTTGAGCTGCTGGAGCTGTTGCCGGTGGTCTTCGTTCAGGTTGTAGACCGTCAGCTCGCAGGTGTTAGGCGCAGGCTTGAGCGTCTTGACGACCGAAAACTCTACATCGAGTGCATCGAACTCGAGCGTGTCGAGCGTGACCTTGCACTGGCGACCAAACAGAATGTTGCTCGCCATGTCACAGGGAGCCGACCGGGAAATAGATGAGCTGCACGCGGAGGCCCTCGCCGAGTTCGTTCAGGCCGGGAGGCGTATCGTCGCCGCTGAGATCCATTGCTGACAGCTCGCCCCGGGGAACGCGCGTGTCGTAGTGGTAGGCCTGCAGCAGCGGCCAGTTGGCGACGAGCTTGAGCCCGGACAGGATCGGGATCTCCTCGCTGTCGGCTAGAGAGAGATACCAGCGGTCCTCACGTTGGCTGTAGCGAAACGTCAGGACGTAGTCTCTGCCATCGAGCCGCGTCTTCTGCGTGTAGAACGGAACGCCGGGCGAGGTCGGCACGAGTAGGGATGGCATTGTTCAACCCGGGACCAGGCCAGAAAAGTACGTCCACCCATGCTCGATGATCGATTGACGGTGGTCGTCGGCGTTGGCGTCGGGCTTCGGATGTTCCGCTCCCTTCGCTACGGGTGCGTTCGCGCGCACGACAGACGGTTTCGGAGCCGCAACACTCTGCGAGATTGCGATGCGGATCTGCTTGAAGTCGATCTGGAACTTCGCTGTCGTGCCATCCCCGACTGCGCGCGGCTGGCTGAGCCTCGCGATCATCATGTCGGGGTAGTCGCGGAACGCGGTCTGAATCAGATCGAGTTGGACGTGCTGCGACTTGAGCAGGAGCAGCATCTCATACACGTCGCGCCCGCGGTTACGCGGCGATCCTTGTTCGAGTTGGTAGACAGCCGATGCCTTGGACTCGAACCGCGTCGTAGTGGTGAGCGTCGCCTTGGGCCCGCCCGTGAAGAGGCCCTTCAGCGCACCGATGCCAGCCTGAATCAACCCGCTCTCGGAGAGCTGAACGGGCACCGCGGGAATGTCGAGAGGGACCTGCTGCGTGCCCGGTGGCTTGACGCCATCGACCGTGATCGTTTGGCTGACAAATGAAACGTCAGCATCGAGCATCAAGCTCGGGACGCCAGAGACTATGGCCTCGATCGAAAGCAGCGCAGGCACGTCGCGCGCGTTGTCAGCTACGTTCGACCCGGCCTCGACCGGATGGTCCGTGATGTCGACCGAGTCGTCCTTGGTCTCTGAACTGATCGCGTCGAACTGCAGGGAGAGAGCCTCGCCACTATCCGGGTCAGTCCAAATGAGAAGGGTCTTACTGAGCGCCGTCACGGACTACCGCCCTGCTTCTTCACCGCTGCCTGTGTCGCCAGCAGCGCAGCCCCGCCTTCAGTGCCGCCCTTCTTGATACCCTCCGTCGCACCTCCGGCTGCCGCGTCTGCCGTCTCCCACGGAGTGCCCGAAGCAAAATGCTGCTCGATCACCGTGCTGTACGTTTGCTTGATGTCGGTCGGCGCGACCGGCGGTCCGATCAAGGGTTGAGCGGCGACATTCCTCGCGTCGAGATTCTGATCACCGAGCCCGATCTGAGCACCGATGGCCTCGGCCTCCTTCAGACGCTCGTATGCGCGCGCGTAGTTCTCGGCCTTCGCTTTCGCGACGTTGTCAGTGCTCCCGGTACCAGGGCCTTCACGATCCGCCTGGTCGATCGTTTCCTTGCCGATGTCTTCGAGCCCGGGGATATGCGAGAGCAATTGCCCGACCGCTCGATAGCCCTGCTGCGGGATCCTATTCCAGAGGCCGTTGAACGTATCTTCAATCCAAGCGATGAGCAGATTGAAAGCGCCGCGGATGTCATCCCAGACGGCGTTGATTTGGAGGTTGAGCCCCTTCGCCAGCCCGACAACGACGCTGACGAAATTGCCGAACCCACCGCTCATCGCTTGAACGCCGACGTAGTAGGCATCGATCCATGGCGCCCAAAACGTCTTATTGAACGTGCCAGTGTTTGCGTCGCGGATCTCGCCTGTCGCCGTCAGCCACTTCACCTTGAATGCAAAAGCATCAGCGCCCGCCAGCCGGAAGTCCGCGCTGATCGATTTGAAAAACGCCTGCACCGTGGCTGCGGAGCCCGGGCCGAAAACCTTGTTGATGAGATCGCCCGCGAGCGATTTGCCACCAGTCAGAAAAGTGATCGCGTCCTCGAGCAGCAGGAAACCAAGGACGATCGGCGCGATGCCGAGTAGAAGCGGCAGTAGCGCGGAGGCTCCCGCGAGCCCCATCGCAATCAACGCCGTCTTCATCAGGCTTGACTGCTTCACGATCGGGATGAGGCTCTTCAGCAAATCAATCCCGTTGTGCGTCCACTGCACGAGCATAGGCAACAGTGGCTTGAGCGCCTGAATCGCGAAGCCCTTGAAGCCGAGCTTCAGTCGGTCGACGTTGTCGTTGACCTCTTGCGCATTGTCGAGGAAGTCGTCATCGAAGCTCGCGCCGAGTTCGCCGACTTCGGCTCGCAGCTTCTTGATGCCTTCGGCGCCCTCTTGGAAGAGCGGCATCAGCTTGATCGCGCCCTTGCCGAACAGCGCCATCATGGTCGCCGTGCGCTTGGCCGGGTCCTGCATGGCGACCAGGCCGTCGGCGACGCCGTCGAGCAGCTCGATGGGCTCGCCGACTTTGCCGGTCGAGTCCTTGATGTTGACGCCGAGCGCTTTGAACGCATCCGCCGCAGGCCCGGCGCCCTTGCCGGCTTCGGCGACGTTTCGGTTGAACTTGGTAAAGGCGCCCGTAAACTCCTCAGCGGACGAACCCGAGAGCTTCGCCGCCCATTGCCAGCCCTGCAGATCGGCAGTCGAGACACTGAGTGCCTGCGATTGCTTCGCGAGCGCGTCAGCCGTCTCGAGGATCTCCGCGCCGAATTCGAGGATCTCTTTTGCGACGAATGCTTCGGCGACGAGGGGCCCGAATTTGACGAGCTTCTCGATCATTCCATTGATCGAGTTCTCGCCCTTCTCGACGCCCTTGTGATCGAACTCGATCCCGAAGGACGCGATGATTTCTCGGAGAGCGCCGGACATTTATTTCGGGGGTGGCAGGTGCGCCTTGCGGTTCAGCTCATCGACCACGTCGAGCGCCATGTGCGCTTCGAGCAGGTCTTCCAAACTCCAGCGGTCTTCGAGGTCTTCCAACGTGACGTGCCCGCGCTCGTGCACGAGCGGTCGCCAGATGAACCAATCGAGATCGTCTGGAACCGTTACGCTGACGGTGCCGGCTCCGCCGCTACGGGGGGCGGGGCGGGCGGAGTTGCGCCTAAAAAATTGGCAAAGTTCATTTTCAGGCAGGTCATCACCCAGTTGGTGAGGCCGCCGTAATCGCCCGCGAACAAGTCATCGAACTGCCCCTGCGTGCTGAGCGGGATCGGCATGTTCATCGCGGGCGTTTTGAACAGCGTGACCGCGCTGAACGACTCGCACAGCTCCTCGAACAGATCGAGCGGCATGTCCTCGAGCCCACGCAAAACAAGACCGATGACGCGCGTTTCCGCGTCGCCTCCGGTCTTGTCGTTTGCAAACGTATCGCGCAGCAGTGGGCCCAGGGACGTGACGAGCTTCTTGTAAAGCCGTCGGCCCTCGACCGCACCGAGCTGCGTGATCGTAAACTGAGTTGTTCCGATAGATACTTTTTCGGTCTTCTTCGCCATCTCTCGTTTCCCTCTCGAGTAGCAAACAGACGCGCCCGCTCAGGCGCGTTGAACTAGCGGCTAGTGCGAGCCGACGAAGCGCACCGGGTCGTGGACGATGAACTCCCACTTGGTCATGCCGGCTTCAGATGCCGCACCATCGTCAGGCCATTTCTTGATCAGCGCAGCGACGCTCGCCGTCTTCGAGGTGCCGTTGCGATCCTCGATGAACAGCGGCGAGGGCGAGCCGCCGAGCAGCAGGCTCGCATTGTGGATTGCCGAGAGCACCGCGTTGCCTGCAGAGGTTTGCAGCAAGGTCAGCTCGACCTCGACTGAGGTCGCTCCCGTCCACGAGAACACGCCCTCGCCATCGATGCCCTGTTGGTACGAGAAGGTGTCTTCCTTCTGCGTGATTTTCAGAAACTCGTCTTTGCCTTTGCCGGTCTCGATCGCGAGGCCGCCAAAGTTGAAAGTCCAAGCGTTCGCCGAGTAAACGGTTGACCGACTTGCAGGCATAGTGATCCGCTTTCCTCAGCTCTCAAACAGAGAGCGTTCCGCTGATTTTCAGGTTTTGGAGTGCACCGCTCAGGCGCGCGCTCCAGACGACTTGGTTCAGCGTGCGAGTGACGCGGTCGCTGACGTTCGTGTTGGCGACGAGCGGCACGGTGACCGCCGGTGCAGGCGATAGCGCGAGACCGTTGTTCGGTGCGGTCTGGCCCTTTTTCAGAGTGCCGAGAACGGCGCCCTTGATCATCGAGAGGCCCGAGTCCTCGTATGAGACCTTGGGGTTGTTCAGCAGCACCGAATACGAGTCGAGCTGCATCGTGACCTTGAGCCAGTCGACGAAGCGCGTTACGTCGATGAACCGACCACTGGGCGTGTAGCCCTGATAGAAGATGTTCACGCCGCCTTGCCGCGTGTAGCGCGACCACTTCTTGTTCGTGAGCGCGACCTTTTCGCTCGCGTTCAGGTTGTCGACGCTGATGCCGGGATAGGTCTTGAACGCCGTCACAGCGCTGCCAGGCGAGAAGCTCAGAATGGACGCGAGTCCCGCCGCGTTGATCCACTCGGTGCCACCGATGGGTTGGTGGTAGATGCCCCACATGCGCGTGTACGCGAGCGCGAGCGTGACGGAGCCGATGTCACCACTGACCACGCCCGGATTGACCAGGTCGCTGTCAGCGCTCTGCGGCTGAAAGATCTTCTGGTTCGACTCCGCGTAAGACGCTGCCGCTGCGTTGTACGCGAGCGAGCAGTTGGCGATGACGAAGCCGTACCAGGCGTTGTCCTCGGCAGCGATCAGCGCCATGTCTGCAGCAAACCCAGCGTCGGCCGTGATGTCCTGCACGCCGAGCCCGCGGTTGTACGTGTACGAAGGAATGGTGCCGGCGACCGTGGCCGTTGCGGTCACGAACGTCGTGCCGCTGGTGAACGTCACGCCCGTGCCGGACAGCGCGGAGAGCAACGCAACGAGCGCCGTGGTGATCGTGGTCGCCGTTGCTGCAGCGATCACCGTGTACGTCCAGGCGACGCCGTTGACGGTGCCGGAGTAGATGAAGCCCTGCGTCGTGACGAGCGGCAGGAGCTTGATGATCTGCGTGGGCACGAGAGCGAGGCGCCCGACCTTGAACGTGCTCGGCGCGTTCGCTTGCGCGCAGAACGCCTTGCTCATCAGGTACAGCGGGTCGGTGACTAGAAAGCCATCGGCCAACAGATCTGCGGGCTGCGTGTACGTGCGCACACGATTGCTAATCCACGCAGTGTGATAGCCGACCAGCAACCCGGTATCGAAGCTCGCGCCGCTCGGCGCCGCGTCTTGAACCTGGATGTTTTCCAACACGATGTCGTCGAGATCGGACATGCCTCTTCCTTCGCAGCGGGCGAGCCGCTAGCGGGTGATTTGCCGAGAGCCGAAGGGGGCGACTCAGCTAGTAACGGTCACAGCAAAGCTTGGCAGCAGCGCGGAGTCGTCCGTGTCGCGCACGCCAGATTGGATGATGATGGTCTGCACCCAACCGGTCGGAACGGGATCGACATCGCTCGCGACCATGGTGAGGATCACGTCCATCGAACCAATGGAGCGAACGCGCAGTTCGGAAGTCTTGGAAATGTCGCGGATGGTTTCCGCGCTCACGATGCCGACGTTGACGGCGAGCAGTGCGTCGATCGACCGACGGCGCGACAGCCGCGTACGGATGCGTTCGAGCGTTGCAGTGGCTGAGACACCGTCCAGGTTGTCGCTCACGTCGCAACGCACATTGAGCGTCACGCGGCGCAGCCCGTAGATGGTCTCTCTGAGTTGCTGGTAAAAAGGATCAGTGGGATCGGTGATGTATTCGAGCCGTCGATCGTCCTCGGCAATCGCGACCACCGTGGCAACACGCAGATAGAGCGCCTGACGAAACGTCGTGCTCGTGGCTTTGACCGCGCGGTCCTGCCACTCGCCAGACCAGTTCGTGACTGGCACCGCTTCGTTCGGTTGAGCCAGCGCCGTGAAGAGCCGAATCAAAGCGGGGTTGATAGTCGCCCAGCCGATCATTCGTCTTCACCGTCGCCCTTGGTCACCTTGTGTCGAATGCTGGTCCAGAGCTGACCCGTATCGATGAGGGGCGTGGAGCTGCCCTTGCGTTCTACGGTCGCAGGAGAAAGCTCAGGCGCGATGCCCGACCGGATGCGCGCCTGCATCTCGGAGACGAGGAGTAGCCCCATTCGGTTCATCCCGATCTCCATGCTCGGCAGCGTGCCCTTGACGACCGCCTTGCCGATCTTGCGCAGCCGCTCTCGGTTCTTGTCGATGTTCTCGTCCGAGTAGTCGCCGACGAACGAACGCGGCGGAATGCTATCGGTGCCGAACTCCATGAAGTGCGCCACGTCGAGCACGGTCGTTCCGTCCTCTTCGGCCGCTGAGCCCTCGGCCTCGTGAATGCCGATCGTGCCGTGGATAGGCTCGGTCGCTTTTGCCAGCCGCTCCTTGAGCGCGTTGTAGCCGCGGTCGTGGTCTTTGATGTGACCGGCCATCAGAGCACCGTAAAACCGACGGCCGACTCGCGGAGCAGGCGCATGTAGCGCGGCCAGTAAGGGCTGTTCGGTTTGCTCTGCGGGTCGGCTCCAGAGGTGAGCCGCAGGCTGTTGCCGGCGACTCCACTCCAAAGCAGATGCGCGCAAAGCAGACCCTGAGCCGCGTCAGCCTTTGCGCCATAGATCGTCACGTCGATGCTAAGCGCAGCTTCGGCCAGCGTTGACACCAAGAGCGGACTGTCCGTCGTGGTGAACTCGGGATACCTAGCTAAAAACTGCGCGTAGTTCATGAGGCTCAGTGCTTCGGAGTCGCCTTCGGCTCAGGCGGTTTCCAGTCGCTTACTTGCGCGCCATCGATGACTTCGACTTTGACGAAGCCGTCTTTAGTAAGCCGCACGAGATGCGCGGCCACGGCCTCCGGCATGTCACTCTCGAAGTGGTTGGCCCCAGGTGTTAGGGACCAGCCCTGATCGGGCGAGGCCATCTGCACATTCGACTGCGAGGTGATGCGATACATGAGCTATCACCGCGGCGAGCGCGCGGGCTCCGCAGTCTTGAGCTTCTCTTCTTTTGGCTCGACCGCGTTGGCCTTTGCCGCGATGCGAGGCAGCCCATCGAGGGGCGGAATTTCTTCCGTCGTCTCGAGGATCGCCTGCTTGTCCTCGGCCATGATGCGGAAGCGTTTGAACACCTCCGCAGGCAGGTCGCTGATGTTGAAGTCGGTGGGCTCCAGGCGCTTGAGCGTGATGCCCTTCGTGCCGTCTTTTGGATCCGGGAAAAACAGATCCGACGCAGCGTTACTGGTGACTCGGATCATGGCGTGAAGTCCGCGTAACGGATGGCACTGGACTGGTAGACCTTCGCCCCGCCGCAGCGCGCGAGGCAGGGCACGATGAACTCCATCAGCGTGGGCTGCGGAGGGAGCTGCTCGAAGTCGAGCGGGATGACGCTCTCGAGGATCAGCTTGTCGTTCTTGTACGCAATCGCCCGATTCTTCGCACCGGCACCCGCGGCGGTCAGACGCCACCACTGCTTGATGGTCTTGATGTACGGGTTGTTCGCCAGGAACCACGAGAGCACCGTCTTGTCGCTGACGTTCGAGATCGGCGTCTGCGCGAGCAGGTTGTACTCGTTCGGGGCAAACACGAACGTGTCCGGGATGAACTTTTGGTTCGAGCCGTTCACGATGGTGCTCGCCATCTGGTTCAGGTCGACGATCATCTGAGCCGCGGTTGCACCGCTGAGCTGCGCCGTCGTTGGCGCGATGATGCCCTGCGCAATCACGTCCGCGTTGTTGACGATGCCCGTGCAGCCGATGTTCGACTGGCCCGTGCTCGAGGTGAGATCACCCGTGGCCAGCATTTCGTCGATGCCCGTCTCGATCGCTTGACGTGCCGCGTCCGCTTTCATGCTCGGCAAGTCGATGCCGAGACGCGCTGCCTCGCGCATGGTGTTGATGTCCCAGCCGTAGGCCGCGTCGACGTTGCGGACCTTGCCGGTGACTTCGTTCGCCACCAGATCGATGCGCGGGATGTCGGTGACGTTGTTGCCCGCGATGCGCGCGCGGCCCTTCCGGTCGTACACGCCATAGACGTACGTATCGGCGAACGGCGCGATATCCGTCGCGTTCGACATCATGCTGCGACCGAGCAAGTCGGCGTACTGCACGGTGTAGACCGTTGAACGAACCTGCGTCAGTTGACGCTCGAGAAAGAGCGTCTCGTTCGCGTCGAAACGCTGCATCAGTTCGACTCGAGCAGAGCGGTCGAACGCCCGGTTGCGGGAATCCATGTCCCGGATTTGCTGTGCACTCAACATGGTAGTGGTCTCTCTGCGGACGTAAGTCCGCGTCTGGGCACGCAAGTCACCGGCGTGAACCCGAAAGGTTTTATGGAGACGCGCCACGCACCGAGGGGAATCCCCAGTGCGTCAGCGCGTCAGCTGATCGGGAGTTACGGGAGGTTCAATTCCAACACAGCGACGGTGTCGAAGATGCCCGTCACGTAGTGCGCGTGCGGGATGGCAACGGCCTTCGCCGTGTCCGCGTCGGAGCGAATGCCGCCCGCCACGTTTCCGCCCGCTGCCGTGAAGCGCGCGAAGGGACCGAAGCCAGCGACGGCCGTGCCTTCCTCTGGAGTCACCCAGCAGCGGCCGCGACGCATGACGCGCACCGGGTCGCCGATGGCATAGCCGACACCAGCCGAGAGGCTGCCACCGCTTGGCTTCTCTTCATCGAGCAGAGCGATGCCGATGAGCGCTGCCGTTACGTCAGTCGTCAACCCAGGTACTGCGCAGTTCTCACCAACGATCGTGACGAACGCACCGAATGGAATGACAGTGGTCGCGATGCGCGTATCGACCTGCATGTCGCTACAATCGTATTTCATCCCGGGCACGCCAGCCTTCGGAACGGTTCCAACGCTACTCTGAACACCAGCCATAAATAGACTCCTGCATTCCCGGTATGGCCGGGCCCGTAAAGAATCGGTGCGCGCCGCGATTGGCGCGCTGTTAGCGTTCACTGCGCATCACGCGCGAAACGCGGGAGACGGATTACTTGACCGCGGACAGCCGCTGCTTTGCGTCGCGATCGTGCCAGGCGATCTGCGCCTTCGTGACATCGGAGAGGTTCTCCGTGTCCTTGGCATCGAGCTTGGTCGCCTCGAGGCTGCGCACGATCGCGTCCACGCTGTCGGTGCGGACGGTCGTCTTCTCGACCGATTCAAAACGCCCGCGCACGTAGTCGTCGGACTTGCCCACGTCGGAGAAGTCCTTGTTGTCGAGCTTGATCACGTCGACCATGATTTCGCGGTCGCTCTTGTCGTCGAGCTTCACGGCATCGCCGAGCACCGACTTGGCTTTGACGACCAGCGCAACGCGCGCAGAGACCTTTTCGGTCAGCGCCTTCGGATCGATCGCGGCGGCCAAGAGGCCCTGGGTCTTCTTGTGCTCGGTATCGAGAGCATCGAAGCGTCCCTGCAGCGCGTCCGTTGCGGCGACCGCAGCCTTCAGCTCTTCCTTCTTTGCGGCATGCTTCTCATCGAGCTTGGTCACGGCAGCCATGTGCATGGCTTCGATCTTCTCGACATGAGCCTCCGAGCCGAAATCGAAATCCTTGCCATCGAGCTTGATTTTCACAGTCATGATTTCTTCCTGTTCCTCGACGCACACGGCGTCGTTAGCGTCGAGGCGCAAACCAACGTCTGCGCGACTAGTGTTGGGCGCCAGCAGCGCCGTGTGGTTGTATCGAATGCCGCGCTGGATCGCGTCGTACGGTTCGCCGTTCCAGACGCCGGGGGTCTCGTCCATCCGGCACTGGTAGCCGAGCGAAACGTCGCTCAGCTCGCCACGGTCAATGCGGTCCGCCGTCGGCCCGTCTTGCACGCAGAGGTTTCCGGCAACGAGGGTCTTGCCGTCTTGCCGCACGTCCTCGGTATGCCCGACCGTGTGGGCGCGGTACGTACCAGCGTCGAGCAGGCCACCGATGGAATAGGGATGCCCAACCGTGATAGGGGCGCCGCGCAGCGTCTCGAGCGAGTCGGCGTGGAACACTTCCTCCGGAAGGCGCAGTTCCCGGCGCACAGTGCCGTCCCCCTGGCGGTATCGAAGCACACCCGTCCGCGTCAGCGACGCCGGCACCCGAGCCCCACCCAGGGGCGTACGGGCCATCTTGTCGAGCTTGCCCCGCGCGTCGATGCGCATGACGACGGGCGCGGTCTCGTCGGCCTCGTCGGAGCGGCTGCGGCCCTTGGCCAGGTCCCTAAGTGGCGTCCTCTTCGTGGGGACGTTCTCGGCGCCTTTTCCCGGACGGCGATCTGCCGCGTCTCGGTTCTTCTGTTCCGTCGCGTGCCAGCGGTCGTCGGCCTTGCCTTTGCGCTCGACGACCTTCGCGTCTTTGGCAGCCTTGGCGTGCTCTTCGCTCTTGCCCTCGTGGTAGTCGCGCGCCTCTTTGCTGATGCCGTGCTCCGCGGCTGCTGCAGCGTGATCCCTGGCTGCGTATTTCTGAATAGCGGATCCGCCGTGTCGCCCCGCAGCCTTCGAGGTTTCGTTGGCCTTGTTGCCGAGGGCGGTCCCGCTGCCTCCGCTGCCACCGCCACTGCCACTGCTGCTGCCTCCGCCTCCACTGCCGAAGCGCCCGGCGTCATCGCGCTCTTGGTCTTCGGAGCCATCGAGCTTTTTGGCTTTCGGGGCCATCAGACCGGTGCCGTCACACGTGTCGCAATCGTCACCATTCGGCAGCTCGCCAGTGCCGTCGCACTCGTCGCACTTCACCATTGCGGCCATAAAACTCGTTCCTCTATTTTGAATCGTCGTCGACCGAGTTGTCGTTGCCCGCTTCGTCGTCGAGTTCGGGCAGCACGGGCGTCGGGACGCACCGACATTGGTAGTCCTCACCCGGCAGGTTCGTGTCGCCGTCGTCGTTCGTGACCGGAGGGTCGTCGTAACTAAAAGTCTGACCGTCGAGATCCTCGTGCGTCTTGCGCACACGCTCGTCACCGGTTGTGGTCCAGACGAACTCGGCGATGCCCGCCGCTGCCATACGCGCAGTCGTAATGTTCGAGTTGAGCTTTAGGACTTGGTCGCGCGCGATGAACTCGGCACGCGAACTAACGACGCCGCACCGGTCTTCGATCTGCTTGGCGATGGTCTCGTACGAGTGACCTTCGTAACCCGTAAGGATGTCACTCAGGATCTCGCGCTGCGTATCGAGCATCGACTTGACGAGGGCGACGTTGTCAGAACGCCAAGCCCGGATGCCTTTGTCGAGCGCCGGCTCTGCTTGGCGTAGCTTGATGCCAAGGCGTTGGAACTCGCCCTTCGAGTGCGCGACGTTCTTCTTCGCGGTCGAGATCTGAGCTGTGGCGAACTCGGTGCCGTCGGCGTACGCGGTGCCGTAACCACCGAGTGACTTGAGCGCCCCGCCATAGGGGCTGTCCGCATCAGTGCGCGTGTCGTCGGCCGGCCCGATGACCCGTCTTGCGATCGGAAGGAGCAGCTCCTGCGCGCGCGTACCCCAGCGGGCCGCCAGCTTCTTGAGAGCTAAAACGTAGGTAAGCTCGACCGCCCGCGGGGTCTGCGGAGAGCGGGCCCAGCGCACTGCTCTCGAGGGAACCTTCTTGCGCTTGCGCGCGCGGATGCGCACAAGGCGAGCTGTTGCCATCTTGACAATATTCGGTTAGCTTCCGCTCGCCGGTTGGCGAAGCGTCTTGGCCGCAGCGACTCCCCCCTCGTGAACGGTGAGCACTTCGTCGACCGGCACTTTGAAACTGAACCATGCCGCCGTGTCCCGACAAGCTCGCCGAAATCGCATGGCTCGTGCGCGAGCTAGCCTGGCCCATCACCGCGGTGATCTGCGCTCTGATCCTGCGCAATGCGTGGAGGCAACGATGAACAAGGCGGACATCGTGCGGATGCAAATCGAAGCGGACGCGGAGCTGGTTCGAATGATCCTGGAAGACGCGCTCGCCCTGAAGAGCCCTCACCCGAGCGGGGCGTTCGATGCAATCAAGCGGCTTGAAACCCTCGCGCTCTCCATGGTGACGAAGTACCCACAGGGCAAGCTAACCGCCGACGACGAGGGCGAGACGCAGATCGCAATTACCGTCCAAGACAACGCCGTGATCGTTGCGTTCACAAAACCAATGAATTGGATCGGCCTCGACTACGATAGCGCCAAGACAATCGGCGAAGCGCTGCTCAGGCGCGCTGAAGAGATCAGACAATGAAGTCGAGGCCGTTCTCGGAAGACTTCATCAAGAGGGCACTGGTCACCTGGACGAGAATGGCGGCCGAGGGCAAAACGAATCTGCAGGTAGCAGAGCGCCTCGGCTGCCATCCGAGCATGTTGCACTACTGGAACTCGATAGCGCCAGTGAAGGGCTGGCCCCTCGGCCCGGTCAGAAGGCAAGCAAAGCCGAAGAACGCCCGCCATCATTCGGAAGAATCCAAGCGCCGTGCCGTGAGCGCTCTGCTGAATCGCGGCGAGCTGACGGTCGCGGAAGTTGCACGGGGCCTCGGTGTGAGCATCGCGCTGCTTTACCGATGGATGCGCCTCAGCGGTGTCCCCAACACCAAGGTCGGGCACCTGCGCTCGAAGCAAGTCGATACGGAAATAGAACGCCTGGGGGCCAAGCGCGATCGGTTATTGGTGGAGGCCTCGGTGCTTCGACAGACGCTCGCCTTGCTCGCAGGCTAGAGCTTGCCCGTCTTCAACAAGACGAACGCACGCTCGGCATGGTCGAACGTCGACTTCTTCGGCAGCTTGACGATGCGGCCCGCCGAGTGCAGCTCCCACGCTTTGCCGCTCTTGACGAGCTGGGCCTGACCGTTGCCGAACGTGTAGCCGCTGGCGGTCTTCTGCCACGATGGCATCGAGTCGATTGCGAGCTTGCCTGACGTGTCGGCACCGCCGCCCATCCACAGGTACTTTCCGAGTTCGTCGCGGTCACGGCTCGCAGGCGGGGCTGCTGGCATGTCCGGCATATCGGCGTCGTCGAAGCGCGCTGGTACGGTATCCCAGAGCTTGCCGTCGCGGCTCAGGGCATAGGAAATATCGCGGCTCTTGGGATACGCTTCATCGAACTTGCCGGCGGGCTTACCGAAACCACCACCGCCACCAAAGCCGCTCGGCTCGGGCGCCTCCGGCGTGCCCTCGCTCATCTTCGGCAGATCGATGTTGAGGGCCGCGTTGCGTGCCTCGACCGCTTCATCCGAGAGCCGGATGTCCTCGCCGAACCCATCGCCACCAAAGCGAGCTAGCGCGACCTCCTCGGGCGTGAGCACGCCGGCAGTGACGTAGGCCGCATCGGCTTGCGCCATGCTGAAGCGCCGCGCCGCTTCGACGCTCGGCGTCTCCTTCCAGAGGCCGGGGAACTTCACCGAGATCGCATCGGGCTCGGCCTTCAGTGGCGACTCCTGCGTCGCCAACATGATCTGCGCGAGGTGTCGAAGACGCGGCGCGAGCCGGTTCTGCTGCAGCGCACGGATGCGATCGTAGAACCAGCGGAAGTCGGAGTCGCCAGTGGCGCTCATACCCGCGGGTGATTGACCCATCAGAATGGTCACCGGGATTTGCACGGCGGAGGCCAGCCGCAGCATGAGCTTGTCGAGCGCCTGCGGGATGCCTTCGTACGAGAGCTGTTGGCGGTCGAACGATTCGGCAGGGTCGCCGTCGTCGCTCGGGTCGCCCGCGTCGAGCACGAGGGCTTGGACGTTCGAGATGCGCTGACTGATGAGAGCCAGGCGCGCTTGGATCGCTGCTGTGTTACCGCTTGCGATGGCGGGCCCGAGCCCGTTCATCTTGAAGATGGGAAGGTTCCCATCCGTCATCATGAGTTCGAGCGAGTTCCAGCCGACGTTGTACTGCCGCAGCACTTCGTACGGCCGTTGCAGCACCGAGTAGTTCCAGGAGCCGAGCAGCACGCGCTCTCGAATGCCCGTCATGGCACCGCGAAAGATGATGAGCCGCGACTCGTGGATTACCTGCGTCGGTCCCGCATTCGCCGAAGCAGGCGTGACCAAGTAGGTCTCGACCTTACCGAGCTTAGGGTTGCCCGGATCTTGGTAGTACGAGACGGGCCACAGCATGCGGCGATCAATCGGATAGAGGTAGGTGAGCGCCTTCGCCCGCTCCGGCATGAGCGGCATCGATGCGGGTCGCCCGTCATCGCAGCCGATGATGCAACCGCCACCGCCGAACAGATCGCCCCAGGTCCAACCCTCTTGCAGCTTGCCGCGTGCGTCGATGTCGCGAAACTTCTCGGCGAGCCAATCGTTGACCACCGCCTCGTCGTCGATCTCAACCGCGAAGCCTTCACGGAATACCTCCTGTGGGACCACGTCGACCATGCGCGCGGCCATCGCGTCGCCGTGATAGAGGTTCGCGCACTGCTGCGTGGTGAGCGGGAGCAGCGGCTGAAAGAAGCCGTATTGCGTCTTGTCTTTGGCGGTGCCGAAACCCGTCTGGTCGTTCTGCCAGGCGTCGTTACGGACCTGCAGCGCAGCGCTCGCAAGGGCCTCCGGGCCCATCTCAGCGAGGGCCTTGCCCATCTTGGTCGTCATTGGATTGCGATCGGTTCGTTCACTCTGCGCGGCATCGAAGCCTCAGCCATTGGCGCCTCGCGGGTACCGGCATGAAGCCCGCGAACGTTTAGGACTCGTCGGTATGGCGCCAGCAGTTTGCTTTCGCCGAGTTGACACTCACGTGGCAGGTCGAAGTTTGCCGCTCGAGTTGTCGACCGTAGTTATCCGTCTTCGTGTCGTCGCCCGAAGCGAAGACCACGTTGATCGTGGGCGTGCTGCCCGATCCGAATACGTTGGTCACCAGAGCCTTGTGCTCGACTCGGAGCGAATCAATAAAGACGACGCTGTCGCCGACGATCAGATCCTTGTTCATTCTCGATGCTCGCTTTCCGCGGCTGCTACGCCGCGCAGAGTGAGCGAAGTGATTGCTAGCTCGCCTTGGGTTGCGTCGACTTCTGCAACGCCGCGTACATGCGCGACATGCGCCCGGCTGCATGGAGCGCGAGCATCAGAGCCCAGGCGCTATCTGCGTGCCCCTTGGTGGTGCGCGGCGCGTCGTAACGCACGTTGCCCGCAGCCGTCACGATGCGGCGTATAGAGTAAACGTCGTCGCGCAGCGCCGGCATCTCGTCGATGCCGTTGAAGATGTACGACCGCGGCAACTGCAGCTCTTCGGTCTGCACCGCGTCGTAGAGACCCGTCGCGAGGTCTTCCTTCGAGGTCAGATTGAAGTCGACCTGCTCGACCTTCGACCCGTACGTGCGCTTCATGCGCTTGGCGGGAAAGATACCGAGGCCGGTCTTGTCGAGCGCGAGGCGCTGGCAGCCGTACGTGCCGATGGCCTTCGCTGCGAGCCGGTCGAGCAGGTCGTCGTCGGTGAGCTTGTGCGATTCGATGTGCACGAGCGTCCGGCGGTCGCCTTGGCGTTTGACGATCGCGAGGGTCGTGCGGTCGCGTTTCTCTCCGATGTCGAGCCCGCCGTAAGCAACGCCCTCGTCCGAGACGGTCTCGAAGAAGCGCCGCGCGAACAGGTCGCTCGGGATGTACTGCAGATCGTTGTCGAGGAACTTGCAGCGGAACCACTGGTCAAAGATGCGCGGGTCGCCCTTCGCCATCGTCCAGCACTTGGCGAGATCGACGGGGTAGCCCTGTGCAATCGCGTCATCGAGCGTGACGAGGTAAGGCTTGTATCCGAGGATCTCGCCCTTCTGCACGCCGGTCCACAGCTGCTCGAAGTCGTTGCCGATGCCGTTCGGCGTGGAGACTACACGGAGCCGTCCGCCGAGCGTCGTGACCGCCGCCGCCGCATCCCAGACCTTCGCGGCGTGCGGCGCGTAAGCGTACTCATCCAGAACCATGTTGCCGGAGAAGCCGCGACCGCCAGTGCCTGGCAGCGCCATGATGCGGCCACCCGAGGCAAAGACGATTTCTTCCGCGTTCTCTTTGACGATCCGAGCGAGCGAGCAACCAAGCTGGACCAGCACGCGCGCGTGCCGCTTCGCATAGGTCAACACCTCCTTCGCTTCGCGATCACCAACGCTGATGATCGTCGTCAGCTCCCCGTGTATTGCGCCCCAGAGGACGCCGACCGCTGCGGTCGTGTGACTGAAACCAGTCTGCCGAGCTTTCAGACAAATCGCGTAATCGCAGAGTTCTAAAAGCCAGGCGAGCTGGAAGCCTTTGAATGTCGAGAACCACGCACGGAGCGCAGCCCAGTCGTTCGGAGTTAGTACGCGCCGATACTTCAGCAGGCTCGGGTGCGCCCGATTCTGGATCTCGAGCAAGAGCTGCGGCAAAGGGCGCTCAAACTTGTCAGGGTGGCAGTGTTCAGCTAGGTTTGAGCCATGGAAGCTCTGAAACTAACCGTGGAAATTGATCGCGAGGACGACGGGCGCTGGATGGCCGACGTTCCCGAAGTCTCTGGCGCACACGCCTATGGCGACACCCGCGAGAAGGCCGCGCACAGCGCACTGGCGATTGCCTTCGTCGCGTTGGAAGGCGAGCAAAACGAGGACCCGCCCTTCCGTCGCATGTCAGAAGCGGAACTGAACGAAGCGCTAGAAGAGGGCGAGCAAAGCGGCATAGCACCCGAGGGGGTTATCGAGCGCGTATTGCAACGAGCCCTCGGTCGCTAGATGCCGGTTCTTTACACGGAGCGCGCGGAAGCTGACCTAGATCAGATCGCCGCGTACACCCGAGACAAATGGGGAGCAGCGCAATGCGCCCGTTACGTCGAATCGATTGGCGGCTGCTGTCGGGCGCTGGCCGATGGATCCCTATCGGGTCGCATCCACAGCACCGAGTGGATCTACTTTCGCTACAGATGCCGCAAGCACGTCATCTTCTACAGGCACGTCGACCCAGCGACAGTGCTGATCGTTCGCGTCTTGCACCAGCGCATGCTTCCTGAGCTGCATCTCGCGAACGCCGAAGACTCGATCAGTCGGTAGCGTCCGGCAGCTCAGGATCCACGTCATCGCCGATGGGCTCTGCAGACTCGGATGCGTCGGAGAGCACCTTGTCGCCGAACGCTTCACGCACGAGGCGCGCGGCCTGCGCTGGCGTTGCGGCACCGCTGACCTCGATCATCTGCTGCACCTTGTCGCCCCAACGATCGGGCGACTTGCGTGAGAGGATCCATGCAGCAGCGCGCCAGTCCTCGCGACTCGCCGAGTACAGCGTACCTACGTGACGGCTCTCCGCTGACGCCTCGGCCTCGAGCACGCGAGCAGCAAACGTCGCGTACGGTTCCTCTTCGCGGCTTGCGCCACGATGGAGCCATCTTCGCAATGTGCGTGCGTCGATGCCCGCCGCTGCCGCTGCCGTCTCTTGGTAGTTACCAAGCTTCAGCATGTTGACGATGCGGTCGGCTATCTCGGGCGTCAGTAGAAGTGGTGTGGGCATCGCTTACAGCGCGCCGGAACCAGCGTCGGCCCCAGCCGAGCGCGCGAAGTGTCCCCAGCGCTTGCGGATCACGTCGCAGTATTTCGGATCGAGCTCGATGAGACGTGCGCGCCGACCTTCCTTGGCTGCAGCGATCATCGTCGATCCTGAGCCTCCGAATGGATCGAGCACCGTAGCGCCGAGTTCGGAGCTGTTGCGGATGCAGTGCTGGATCAGCTCTGGAGGCTTCATCGTCGGATGTTCGGTCGAGCGCTTGGGGCGGTCGAACTCCAACACCGTGTCGAGGTTCCGCGCACCGCACCAGAAGTGCGGGCCATTCGGTTCCCAACCGTAGAAGATCGGTTCGTGACGATAGTGGTAGTCGCAGCGTCCCATCACGAACTGCTGCTTGACCCACGTCAGCGTGTGGCGCCAAACGCCAAGCTCACGGAGCACCGTACCAAACACGTGGAAGAGCGGACCAGCAGGCGACGCCACGTAGAACGCCGAGCCCGGACGTACATGCGCAATGGCCATGCCGAGCGAATCGCGCAGCAGCTTCTCGAGGCCTGCCTCGTCGAGCGCATCGTTCTCGATGCGCAGCGCGTCCTTCGTCTTGCCGACGTAGGCGACGCCATACGGCGGGTCAGTCCACACCAGGTCGACGCGCTCGTCGCCGAGCAGGCTCACCCAAACATCTGAGTTGGTCGAATCGCCGCAGACCAATCGATGCGGCCCGAGTTCGTACACCGCGCCTGGCTCGCTGACAGGCTCGGCAGGTAACTCGATGTTCTCATCGTCGTCGCCATCGATCGGGTTGATGCGATCGACGATGCGCTGCAGCCGTTCGCGCTCCTCGGCATCAAAGCCCGCGAGGTCAGCATCCGTGTCTGCGTACCCAGCGAGCAGCGCGGCAACACCGAGATCGTCCCACGTCGCAGTCTCGGCCAGCTTGTTGTCGGCGAGCGCGAACAGATGCGCGTCAGCCTCGTCGAGATCCATGAAGCGCACGGGCACGAGATCCATGCCGATCTTCTCCGCAGCCAAAAGCCGCGTGTGCCCCGCGATGACTTCGTTGTCCGACCGCCGCGCGAGGATCGGATTGCCAAAACCGAAGCGGTTGATGGACGCCACGACTTGGTCGATCGCGTCTTCGTTGTGTCGCGGGTTCTTCGGCCAGGGCTTCAGCGTCGACCGCGGTACCCATTCGGCTGCAGGCTCCGCCGGGTCGCTCGCGCGCACGTGCACGCGCGTTGATCCGGACACCTCGGGCGTCTGCATTTCGGTTGCCTCGGTCACTTCGGAGGTTCGGGAGGCTTCAGGTGCTGCCTCGCGCGCGTTCCGAGTGTCCGAAAGCTCTGAGACTTCGGTGTCGCCGTCGCGCCCGAACGACTCATTGATCCGAACGAAGTCGTCGGCTCCGCTGGCTCTCTCGATGATCGGGATGCCCGCAAACGACAACGACGACCCACTCGGGTCGAACCCTGCCGGCACCGATGGACGGCTGGCACCACCAGCTCCGAGCGCGATCGACTCGGCGGCCTGCCAGACCTTCTCGGTCCGAGCCACCTCGACGAGCCGACTCGAGGGATTCGTAGGGCGCTTGGACATAGGATGGTCAGGGCGCCTGGTGAGGGGAACCCCTCTTCGGCCGGATCGAGACCCGGTGACCGCACCCAGGCTGCGCGGGTAGTCTTGGCTCGAGGGCGTTCCGCTCTCGGTTGGCGTGTCGCGGTTCGAGCCCGGGCTCCCTTCGCTTTCGGTCAGGTCCGCTGGGCTCGGCGCGTGCACGCATATAAGATCCCAACACGTCTCGAGGGTCGCTTCGGCCCTTTAGGTCGAGTTGGTCTTGGCTACCGAGCAAGTGACTGGAAGGCTTCGGGAAAGGCCACCATCAGGCGCTCCTCCGTGGTGCAATACCGACCGCCGCGCTTCATCAGCGCGCCCTCGCTCCGCAGCCAGCTTCTTGCGGCGCGCGTGCTCTTTCCGAGCATGCCGGCGACCTCGGCAGTCGAATAGTAGATATTTTTGCGCGCCCGCATTTTCGCGGCACCTCGGAGGGCCACTCAGCGGCCCCGTGCCCGTACGAAGAGGTGGGTGGCCGCGTTGGTCAACCCCGCCGCCATGAACCGCACAGCGAGGCGCTTGAGCGCAGCGTCGCCCCTTCCGGCCTGAACCGTGTTCCAGGCCCCCGCGGCCCGGGCGTACAGCTCCTGCGCCTGGTGGTTGGCGGCCAGCAGGAGCACCGTCCGCTCGCGCTTCGGCTGCGTTTTCTCGAGAACGGCCTGGACTCCGACCCGTTCCTGAGCCGTGAGCGTGATGTCCAGGGCGCTTTGGCCTTTCTTGGCTTCGCCCCAGCGCGACAGCTTCTTGCCGCTGGGGGTCAGCGCGTACAGCGCGAACAGGCGCCCGAAATCCTCGCGCCCCCAGCGGGCCCCAACGTCGCCGTAGTAGCACTCGAGCGCCACGAACAAGGCGGGAGAGCGGTTGTACACAGCCGCCAGCCTGCGGCTCGTGATGGCGAAGCGCGTGAGGGCCGTGTCGTCCGGCATCACGCCCGACGAGCTATCGGGAGCCGTGACCGGTGAGGCCGTCACAGGCTCCAGCCCGCTCCCCAGGCAGATCCCGCAGCGGGCCCGCGCAGCGCTCCATTTGACGCCGTTGCAGCCCGAGCACTTCGGTGCCCGCATCAGGCGCCGAGCCATGGAGGTTGAGCCGGTGCCGTGGCAATCGTCGCACCAGCCACCGTGCTCAGCTCGAACCTCGTACGGAGCGACCACGCCCGAGCCCTGGCAGTCGTCGCAGACCTTCTTGCGCTCGCCAACCTCGCCCGACCCGTCGCAGCGCCGGCACCGCTTCGACATGGCAAACCCGCCGTCGTTCAGGATGCCCTCGCCGTGGCAACGCTCGCACGGCCCCGAGCTGAAACCATCGAGCGTGATGCGCTGCAGCACCGCGCCGAACGTGCTGCGGTCGTAAATACTGAGGCCCTGACCGAAGTACCAGCTGAGGGCTGCCTCGTCGCCGGGGCTGATCACGTTCGGGTCGTCTACGGGGCGCAAGCGCCGCGGACGCGCACGTGGTTCGGCTTCGATCAGATCGAGAACTAATGCATTGCTTGTCTTTGAATTCGGCATCTGGGCACCTTTCGACAACGGGTCGGTGTCGTGGTGCTCGTGTCCGAGTGCACCCCCGGTCAGGTTTTCGATGGGCCTGACCGGGGTTTTTCTTTGTCTACGATGTCGCTCGCCCGTCCTCCCTATCGATAGCCTTGTGTCGCTCCCACCAAGCAGGCAGATCGGCAACGGACAATTCGGAGAGGGGCATCCGCGTGCGCTCCATCACGCGACACAGCTCACAGAGCAATCGCACCGCCTCGCTCGCGTGCTCGCGATCCCGATTTTCACGGCCATCGAAGCAAGGCATCTACTTTCTCCCTTTGGTCGTCATCGCTGAGGGACCAGCTCCAGCGTGCTCAGATCGTGCGAGCTGAGCCGATACGTCTCGTTAGCCGCCACGTGAGTTGCCATAAAAGCGAACAGATCGGCCTGCTGCAAATGCCGCTTGCCCGCTGCCTTCAGCCCTTGCACCGGGTCGTTACTCATCTGCTCGGTTGGCGCATCCGCAAAGGTCGCTTTCTGCGCCTCGTAGAACGCAGCGCGCTCTCGATGATGAAGCACCCGAGCTTCGAGGTGCGCCTTCAGCTCATCGGTCCGAATATCAAAGTGGATGCCTTCGATCATCGGCCCACCGCCTCGAGCGGCGTGCCCGCGCGCGTCCGACCGTTGCGGTACGTGATGTTTGCGACACGCCGGAACGTCTCCGGATCGGCCTCGAGCATGAGCTTCTGTGCTGCCATCGTGTCGGCTTCCGGTACGCCGATCGGGTGGATGCAATAAGACTCGACCACCGCATTGCTCTCGTCGACCAGCTTGACGTTGCCGGTTTGCCCTCGATCGATCCGGTACTTCTTGCCGGCGCTGTGCAGGTAGAAATGCCGATTGTCACGGAGCGACGCGCGCTGCTCGTCGGTGAGCAGCCGCTGCAAGAGCAGCTCGGCGCGCGCTTCGGCTTCGATGCGCCGTGCTTTTTCTTCCTGATACTTTGCTTCGGTCGCGCGCTCGTATTCCTCGTTGAGCCGACGCTCCTCGGCGGACATCTGACGACGGCGAGGGACCCTCTCGATAGGCCACTCTGCAGCACGATAGATGTGATCGATCCCCGTGGTCGCCGTTGCAGTCATGGCTCGCTGCCACATTTGCCAAATCTGATTGGTTGCCGATGTGTAGGTCGCCGTCGCCGTCGATGTCTCGACCCACAACGGCCAACAAGTGCTCGCCGTGATCGCGGTCCCGGTATACGTGCGGTCGTCGTTCAGGATGACCATCGTTTCCGCCGCACTGTAGTAATTGACCACGGGTCAGCCGCCCCTCATCTGCGGCACCATCAAAATCATCTTGCCCGCGCTCGGATCGAACTCGGTGATCTGCTCACCCGCCGAGCCCTCCGCGTTGACACGAAACGCCAGGTAGCCCCTCGCGCGCATGTCCGTGAACGTTCGGCGCGCGTTCTCCACCTCGGCATCGTTCTGCGGGTTCCAGATCGTTTTCGTGTCGCCCTCCTTGCCCATGACGGCGATCTCGATGTCACCCGGCTCCATGCGCCGCGTCTTGCCCTTGCCGATGAACCCGATGACCTCTTGCTGTGCTTCCATTTCTTCTCCCTAATTGTTGTCGTTCAGATCGGAGCGAGGAACGCTCCCCGAATATTTGACCTGTCCTTCACGGATGCCGTTGAGCGCGCGGAGCAAAACCGCCACCCGCCGGCGCTCGCCGTCAAACAGCAGCGCGAGCCCGTCGCTGCAGTAACGCTCACTCAGCGCAAGCCGCGCGACCAGATGCGCGTGCGCTTCCAGATCGCGATCGTTCAAGGACACGGCAATGTAGGAGTCGAGCGTGGCGGCGAACACGACGTTTTCGAGCAGCTCTTCGAGCGTCATATCGATCACTCCCAACCCCGCTCGCGCGCGAAGCTCCGGGCTGCTGCAAGCGAACGGAAAACCTGGTTCCAACAAGAATTGCCACAGACATGCCAATGGCTGCTGTTAGGTGAAACCCATTGATCCACGCTGCCGCACCACCACTCCAGCCCATCGATAGCCAAACGAGCAATAGACCAGTCGCTACAGCCCACTCGGACATAGGCAAATTGCGGTTGCTGACTCGACGTAAGCGCGTTCATTCTTCACTCTCAGATTTTCCCACCACGCGCGCGATCCTCCGCCTCTTCGGATGCTTCGCAATCGTGTCTTCGATGCGCCTGCGTGCGCGGATCATCGCGTCCTTGAGCGCCACCTCCTGCTCAGCGTTGAGCCACTTGAATCCATGCGCCCAACCATCAACGGCGCGCTGCCCCTCCCAATCGCTCACCTCGGCGACCCGCCGCATCAGCTCCTCGAAATAGAGCACCGACTTCGGCTCGGGCGCTCCCTTGTGAGCGTTGCGCAGCCGCCCCTTGATGTTGCTCTCCTCGCGCTTCAGCTCGACGATGGAAGCCTCGAGTTCGTCGATTTTCTTTTGCTCCCACGTGCAGTGCTCCCACTTCATCGCGAGGCCAGCGAGCACGTCCCATGGGTCGATCGCTTCCTTGCACGACCGGCAATAGACCGTGCGCGACCGCTGCCGCAACACCACGAACTGGTGCGAGCAATAGTTGCCGTGCGACCGATCCATCGTGACCTTCGGATCGCCGAAGTCAGGCCGCACAATATTGTCGGTCTCGTCGGATTTCATTGGCCACTCTTCTCCCGACCCCAACTCTGAACGAACGCGACCTCTTGCCAGTCGCCATCGCACACCGTGTCGCTTATCTCCCAACTGAATACCGACGCTTGCTTGATGACATAGCCGTCACGATCGAAATCGTAGTCAATCCGAATCGAGTCGGCCGCCCGCACGTCAATCAGACCGATCTCTACGACCACCGGCTGATCGGTGTCTCGCGGTGCTCTGTTGCGCGGGTACCACAGGTCCACGGAGAAGACCGACTCGCCGGCAGAATGTTGCCGCGTTCGATCCGAATCCAATCGAAATGGATTGACGGAGCAAATCACGTCGGCGCGGTCGTGATCCATTTTTTCGCGGTCGTCATAGCCGCGCTCGTAGCCTAGATCCCAGCCTTCGGCACTTCTACTGAGCAGCGTGTCTCGCAGTTCGTTCAGCTCCGCTTCCTTCTCGGCGAGCTGCGCTGTGAGAAAAAACACGTACTCTAGCTCGGTATTGAGCCGACGCTGGTAATCCTCCACACGCTCCTCCGTCATCTCGAAGCCCTCCGCAATTCAGTCCGCGCGCATGCAACATAGAGCAGCGTAGCGATGAGCCCGTACCAGAGCCAAAACGACTCGTGTCGCCGCAGGCCATGGATCGCCAACGCGAGATGGATCCCGATCAGGTAGTACCAAACCCACATCAAAACCTCGCAGCACGCACGTGCGGGTTGACGGTCTTGATCACGTCAGCGCGATCGAAGTCCATCTTCTGACGGTCGTCGTACCCGCACGAGTAGCCGTCGTCCCATGCGGTTACGCGCTTGACGCGCGCGGCGATCATCGCGACCCACCAGCCGGCGTACATCGACAGAAAAATACCCGCGGCAGTAACCATCACAACCTCCCGTCGTGCGCGCGAAAATCCGGGATCGGTTCATGGTCGAGCGGCGAGTACATGTGCAGGCAGTACGGATGCAAGCTGTAGTATTGCGACTCGGGTGGGAGGTTCTGGATCGCCCGCCGCTCGGGGCCCATGAACAGATTCTTCGCCGCACGCAGATCAGCCCAGTCGGGCAGACGGCTTTGGCGCGAAACGCTGACATGGATCCAGAGCTGGCCGTCGACCTGCTCGACCTCGCCGATCACCGCAAGCCCACGAGCGCTGACCCAACACGCACCGTTGAGCATGGTTTGCCGCCGCGACCAGTGATCGGGCAGCACCCGAGGAAACACGCGCTCGGCTGCCTCGATGATCCGATCCTGCTCGTGCTTGCCGAGCATTTCAGCGAGCGCCTTCATACGCGCTGCCCCTGATGCAGGTCGTAGACGGTCACGGGCACGCTTGCCGGCACGCTCTTATCGATCAGAAGCGCGACCTGATCCCAGTCGCCGCCCGCAGTGCCGCAGCCGATGCGCGGCATGTGCAGGGATGCTCCGTGCGCCACGCAGTGGCTCCCAACCTCCACGAGGCAAGCCTCGAGCGCCCAATAGTCGAGCGCCACGCGCTTTGCGATCGTCGGGAAGTCGTGCTGCGCGATCATGTTGGCGACCACGACGTTGGTCTCAACCACGACAAACTGCGTCTCGCCGAGCACTCGCCTGGACTGTGCCCTGTAGTCGCGCTCAGGGGCCTTCCAACGACGCGAGAGCGCGACCACGAAGCCGACGCCCCATGCGCCGCGGTCGTTGCACACGTGGCAGATCACGCGCGCACGATTGCCTTCTGGTCGAGTGGCGTCGCCCGTGACGTAACGGATCATTGTTTATTTTCCTCGTCGACTTCCTGCTCGTAGCGACTGAGCCCCGGATCCGGCGTGTCCATGGCCAGGCTCTGGTAGCGCCCGAGGCGCGGTACGCTGAGCGCCGGATGCTCTTCAATTTCATTCAGTCGATCCTCGACCGTTGCCTGGTATTCATCGAGCGCTTGGATCAGTGCGCCCAGGACAATATTGTCAGGAGGCAACCCTGACTCGCCGAAGCTATCACGCCAATCGGGCAATGGGGATTTCTCGTGCGCCGCGTGCGCGAGTTCGACCAGGCGGTCACTCAGCCACTTCTTCATGGCTCACGTCCTGTGGCAGTTTTCCCGGGCGCGCGCGCGGGTTCCGGAGGGAACAGGTTGATCACCCGCCCGCGCCCCTTGCCTCCGGTTTCGAGCAGACGCGCGACGACGGCAGCGCCGTAGTGGGCGCGAAGCTCCGTCTTGGTTTTGCCTGTGCTGATGATGCTCGGACGGCAGGCGTTGTACCGATCGGCGAGTAGCACCGAAATCTCGAGCGGGTCGGAGTCCCATCCAGCGTCGTCCAAAAACAGGAGCCGGCTGTTGCAAGATTGTATCAGCTCGGGCGGATCGCCTTGCCCCAGCCGGTGCGCCTTGCGGCACCCTGCCAGCTCTTCGGTTGCGAACCAGCGCATCCACCGGGCTTGGTCCCAAAGCTCGGCTGAGCGCACGCTAGCGGCCAGCAATCGCCGAAATAGGTAACCCATCGCGCTCGACTTGCCGAGCCGGGTCGGCCCCATGAGCAAGACGCTCCCGTCGCCCCAGGTCCAGGTCTTCGCGAGCGTGACCAGCTCGGGCGCATGGATCCGCGCCTCGAGTTCGGCCGCGTTGCCGGCCCGGACCAGCGCCGGTAAACGCGAAAGAACCTCGCGGGCTTCGGCATGCCGCTCGCGTTCGCCCTGCTCGTGATCATCGCCGAGATGCTCGGCGAGATCTGGGATCAATGCGTGAAAGTTCGTTCTTTTCATCGTGGGGTCCCTAGGTGCGTGCCCTCGAATCCGGTCAGCCCGTGATCGCCCTGCATCGGTGCGCGCGTAGCCCGACGCACGCCCGGACCCTGCGGACCGAACCGCTTGGAGTTCCTGAGCCAAGTGCGCAACACGGCCGCCGCATCGGACTTCGGGTCCCGAAATTCGTGATCGCGAAGCAGGGCCAGCTGCTCGGCCAGGTCTACGCCTAGCTCGGCAGCCAGCGCTCGATGCGCATCCGTCGGTTCGAAGTCAGCCGGGAACTTTCGCCAGCGAGCTTTGGCTTTTGGTTTGGGCGGCGGTGCCGGAGGCGCCGATCCGCTATCCGAGATCTCTGCTCTGCTCTGCTCTGTATCTGCTCTGCTAAGAGTGACAGAAAGTGACGCGAGGTGACCCGTGTGACACGGGGTGACGCGGGGTGACGCCTCCCCAAGTGCGTCAAGTCTGCGATTATCCCGGCTTTCCTTCTGCCGGAGTCGATCGTTCCGACGGCAGGTTTGTGCGTGCACGTACTTCGGCCACACGACCAGTCCATCACGGAGCACCCACGTACGGGTCTCGAGCAGGCGCGCAAGCCCGACCTGAACGACCGACGCTGGTAGCCTGGTGACGAGTGTGACCGCGTGTGACGGATCGTGGCCATCGCAGTCGAAAACGCCCGCTCGATCGAATTTGCCATGCAGCATGAGGGCGAGCACGGTCTGCGCCTCCCAGGGCAGCGCGCACCAGCTCACCGTGTCGCGAGTGAAGTAACGAACGTACTCCTCGTCCTCGTAATTCATGAGGCGCACCCCGGGGCGAACTGCGCGAGCAGCTCGTCTGTTGCACTCTTGAACCAGGGATCATTCTTCATCAGGCGTGACGCAGAGTTCGTGCACGCCATGATGGTCGTGTGGTCACGGTTGAGCGCCGCGCCGATTTCACTGAAGCTCATGCGCGTGCATCCGCGAGCGACGTAGCAAATGCATTGACGCGCCTCGGCGAGGCCCTTCGTTCGAGCGCGCCCACGGATGTCGACGGCAAGCACGTTGTACACGACCGCGACCGCAGCCACGATCTCCTCGATAGCTCGAAGCCGTGGAATCATCGACTGCACCACCACTCGGCGAGCGGCAAATCGCTCGCGGCGAGCGCCAAGAGCTGCATGCATGGATCGAGTTTGAGTTGCTCGAGAGCGCCGTCGACGATCTGTTGACACGCCTGTTTGGACACGTGCCCGATCTTGCCGATCTCCGCGCACGTCAGTTCGACGCCCTCGGTTACCTCGAAAGCCATGATGGCCTGCCAGTCGCACAAGCTGCGCGATCGGTGGTTGCACGCCGACGAGCAGAACCGCGCCAGCTCGAACGCTCGCTTGGTCGGGTAGTGCCCACGGGTCATGACGCATTGGCACTCGATGAACTCGCAGTGCTTGGTGGCCAGCTCGATCATTTGAACATCTCGAGCTGACGCTGGACGGTCGGTGTCTTGGGGCGAGTCGGACGATGAGGCTTCTGCTTTTTAGGCTGCGAGCATTTGACGCCCTTGCATTTAGCGAGTTCGCGAAGTGCGATCAGATCTGCATCGGCCAGCCGCCAGAGTGGATGCTCGTTGCGTTTGCACTCGATGCCACCATGCACGAGTGAGAACGAGAACAGCCCAGCGGCTCCCGGGTAACGCACCTCCGCCCACGCGCCGCGCGAGCCGAGATCAACGAACACGCACGCCTTCTTGAGCCCCGAACCGTTGTTGATGATCGTGACGTTCATGGGTGCACCAATATTTCGCCAACGGCTCCGCGTTTGCCGCCGTTCGAGTTGATGTTTCTGCGCGCGGTAACGCTATCGATTTTCCACGGCGCGAAGATGCGCCGTGCTTCCGCCGTGTCCGAGTTGCTCAGCAACACGTAGGCGCCCTGCATGACGCCTTCCGCGAATGAGATAGCGAGGCGCTCGTGGTCCGACACGTTGAACCCCTCGCGACAGTAGGCTCGGAAGTTTGCCGATTCGGACGCGGGCAAATAGGGCGGATCGAAATAGGCCGCATCGCCCTCGACGAGTCGGATGGCAGCAAAGTCTTCGTGACGGATCTCGACGCCGAGCAGCGCCGACGACGCCGCCTCGAGGCCCTCGACATTGAGGATGCGCGGGCTCTTGTAGTCGCCGAATGGCACGTTGAACGCGCCCGATTTATTGACCCGGTAGAGCCCGTTAAAGCAGGTGCGGTTCAGATACAGAAAACGCGCGGCGCCCGAAGCTCCGGGACTGCGGAGCGCGAGCTTGCGCTGCTCATAGAAGTATTTCTCCGAGTGCTGCTGCTGATGCAGCCGCAGATGGTCGATGACCGCGGGCAAACGATCGCGGATTTGGCGGTAGGCGTTGACGAGGTCCAGGTTCATGTCGCCGATCACGGCGTGCGCAAATCGACCAGCATTGGCGAGCGCGAAGAACACCGCGCCACCGCCGACAAACGGCTCGTAATACGTGCCTATTTTTGCGGGTAAACGCGACAGAATGTCGGGCAAGAGCTGGCGCTTACCGCCCGCCCATTTGACGAATGGCGCCGCCGCAAACGCCTGATCGGTCGCAACGACGGGGCACGCTTCAGCGCGATTGGATTGCTGCATTTTTAGGTCGCTCTCAAACTCCGGAAGAACCGATCTACTTCCGAGATCGAATCAACGGTCAGAACGGGCACCCCGAATAGGGACGCCTTCGTGTGCCAGATCAGTTGTGTGTCGCGGCGCTTCTTGCCGATACCGAGACGCTTGGCTTCTATGCCAAAGAAGATCGTGCGTGTTCGTGCTCGCAGCACACCGAGAATATCTGGTGTGCCCGGCTCGCCGCTTTGGAAGTAGCGAGTCGTGCCGTCGCGATTGGCGATTGGCAGAGTCCCGGAGTTCGCGCGCCAGGCCCAGATGTCCTGCTGCGTTGCGCAGAAATTGAGGATCGCCGGGACGAGTCCTCCATCAGCGCGCGCGCGCTCACGCGGCACCCGAGGTGCCGTTGAACATCTTCTCTACGTCGTCGAGATCGAATACACGCTGTCCGTTCGAGAGCTGGAAACAACGCAGTCGAAACCCGCGAAGCTCGATCACTCCGCAGTGCGTCGCCGAGACCGCTCCGGCCTCCTCGTCGATAACCCCGAGCGTTCCAGGGATTGGCATCCACTCGATCTTCGAGAGCAGCGCGCCGATCGCTTCGGCGGCAACATCACGCACGGTTGTCACGTGCCCGCCGAGTCGGCGAGGGTGAGCAGCGCGTTCGCCCAGAACCGAGCCTGGGCTGCGCTCAAATGGAAGCTCTCGATGGGCTGGTTGAAACAGAGCTGAATGCGCCCATTTTCGACCCGCCCTGACATGAGGCCCGACGACGGCGGGAGGTGCTTGGGCCGTTTGGCCCGCTTAGCCCGCGCGTCAGCAATTGACGACACCGATGCGATCATGGCGAGGCCTCCGTGGGTGGTAATTCGGTCGCAAACAGGCTGTCGCCCTGGAGGCCGCCTTGGTGGGCAGCGAGCAGGGCGACGCGAATCCGACGAAACAGCTGCGCTTCGTCGCCGTCGTCCAAAAATAAAGTGTGCAGGGCATCGGCCCAGTCGTCGGCCCAGTCGACGCGCCGCTGAGGCTTGAACGGGGCCGCCTGAAAAAGTGAACGCATCCCGCCGCAGGGCATCCGCGGAACCGGATCGCCGGGCTGCCGCGCGACCAGATGGTCGGCGTACGACTCACCGCACCACCTACATTTATCTTGATTATTTGAGCCGTTCATGAACGCCCCGGCTGCTCGATGGGGCTCTGAAATGAGGACTCGTCGACCATCGGAACGCGCGGCCCGCGCGTCAGATGCCGATAGCAAAGGTGCCAACCTTGAAACGTATCCGCGAGGCACCTGGCGCCCCCCTCGAGGGCGCAACACTGCTCCACAGCTTCCGCTTGGCCGGTGGTCATCCCGTGGACTCCTCGTCGGCTGAAGCGAACGTGGAGCCGACTTCGATGGTGCCCGCGAAGGCGCGGTTGGCGAGCACTTGGCCGAGCAGATTTTCGATGCCCGCGCGCTCCGCCATGGCCACCAGCGAGGTCACCAAAGCGGCGGCAACCGGGTCGTTGGCCAGCGGGTCGGAAATGCCGCCGGAGTATTCCGGCCCGCGTTCCGGAACCAGCCCCGTATTTTCCTGGTGTGTCGGACACACCAGAATCGAGTTTTTTTGGCCTTTTTCCGCGGAAAGTGGGCCTAATGGGTTTGCTACTAAGTTCCGGGAATTAAGCCCAATTTCCCCGGTGAAAACCGGGGGTCGACGCACCGCCGACACACCATTCTCTTCGGCCGGTTTTTCGTTCGTCTCGGTCCGGCCGCCGAGAAGTTTTTCCGCTGTCACAGGCACCCGAGGCGCCTCATCTTTGGCGCCCGTCATCAGCCGCGTCTCGCGCGCCATGGTGCCAACCAACACCTCACCGTAGGAATGCTGTGTCGTCAAGATGTCCGAATGCCCGAGCTGGCTCTGGATGTACTCCAGCGTCCGCGGCTCGTAGCCCCAGGAGCCGTTCAGCATCGAGACCGCGTACGTGTGGCGCATGTAGTGGCTCGACAGCTTTTCGAGCCCGATCAGCTCCGCAAACGTCTCGAACCGGTCGACCCAGTTTGCCTGGTATCCGCCCCGCGGGCCGGCAAACACCCGGACCCGTTTGGGATCAGCGAATTTCTCCATGTACGCACGCCAGAACCCCAGGCCGGGCTCATGCAGCTCCACCCGGCGTTCTTTTTTGCCCTTGGTCGGCGCGTGGTCTTTGCCCCCGTAGCGGACCATCAGATGGGGGTTGTGGTCGTCCAAGAACACGTCCTCCTGCTCGATCGACAGCAGCTCCCCCACCCGCATGCCCGAGCCGATGCCGCAACCGACCATGAGCCGCTCGCGCAACGTTAGCTCTTGACATTGGAACAAATCTTTTTGTTGTTTCAGCGTCAAGTGCCGAATTTTCTTCGGCCCCTTTTTGGGCAGCACCAACCCCGGCCGACTTCGGGTCTTGCATTCGGCGGGGTTTGGATAGATGCCGGCGTGCAAAAACCCGGCACGCAATAACGCACACAGATTGTGGAGGAAGCTGCTGCTCAGCGGCCCGCCCCCTTGACTCTTGGCCGGGATGAGCACGCGATCGATCCAACGCTGGATGTCCGGCTGCCGAATGCTCGCGGCCGGCCACAGGAAAAACGGGCAGGAGGGTTGGTCGAGCCGCGTCTTCAACATCGACCGCCATTGCCTCACGACCTTGGCCGCCCCGACCCGCGAGCGCGTGCGGCGCGCGTCGATGTATTTGCGCTCGATCACTTCGTTCAGGTAGACCGAGAACGGCAGGCCATTGCGCACCTCGTGCACGCTCATGCCCTTCGTCACCATCAGCAAGAGCGCACGCTCGGCCTCGTCGTGCGATCGGAACGGCGGACCCACCGGCTGGCGGTAACGCGGATCCGTGCAGCCCTCGGGGCGTTTGCTGAGCGACTCGGGGAGCAGTGCTCGGTAGTGAGTGATCTCGCCCGTGCGACGGTTGCGAATGGCTCGCACAGTGCCGCCGTTGGTTTTGCCTTTGGGTTTAGGAGTAGCGCCGGTCATCGCTTGACCCTGCTGGCAATTTCGGCGTCTCGCAAGTAGCGCTCGGTGTTGGCCGATTCTTCGGGGGTGACGTTCTGGGGCACGATGAGCGGGCGGTATTTCGCCCGCGCCTGGCTGGGCAAGGTCGTGGTGCGCACGCCGACCGATTCGCCGTTGGCCAGCTCGTCGTACAGACTCGCCTCCTCCACCAAGAGCTGCGCCGCCTGCGCGTGGTTTTGCGCCTGCTGGTGTTTCACGCGCGCGAGCTTGGCGTACGCAACGTCGCGCGAGCCCTTGGTCACGGCAGCAACCTCGAGATCACGACGCGATCGGCTGAACGACGAAAAAACGCGCACGCGGCCACGAGCGCCTGCTCCTCGGTCTCGCTGCGAAATATTTTGCCGTGGTCGTGCGGCATGCCCTTCAACGCGCACCAGAACGCGGTGTTCTTCGGCGGAGCCTTTGCGAGGGCGAGCACGCGCTCCGGGGTCTTCACAGCCGCCCCTGCAGCCGCTTGAACGTGGCCACGCGCTTTTCCTCGCCCTTGAACGGATCGCCGCAGCCGTGCCCCGCGTAGACGCGGAACGTGGCCAACGCCCAATCAGCACGGAGCGGCTTGCCCGCTGGAGAGCACGTGTAGAACGCGCTCCTCAGCGCACGCGCGGCATCGAGCGCCTGGACGTTGACATCGGTCGAGCCCCACTGGTCGTGGTTGTGCGCGTTGCGGTGCCGTTGCCAGAGACCCCAGGCGAGGCCGTGATCACACTCGAACGATTTGCACTCGCCTCGCGCGATGCGAGCGCTCAACGCCGACTCGTGCGCGGCGACCGCGAGCATCAGCGCGGCCCAGGTGCCGTTGACCTTCGGCACGGCGGCAACGGCCTGCGCGAACGCGAGGGCATCGACGGGCGGATCGGTCCTTGACTGCAGCGAGGTCTGCTCGTGGACTAGCCGTTCGACGAGCGTCGTTGGCCTCTCAGCGGCAAACGCGCAGGCGGAGAACAGCCAACCGATCAACGCCGCAGCGGCAAGACCGACGATCGTAATCCAGCCGACCCGCTCGACAGGTGTCACGCAGCACCGCGAAGCTTTCGCGAAGGCACAGCATGTCCCCGGATGGGTTTGGTCGCACGGGCCGTGAGCTTCTTTTTACGCGCCCTCGCCGTCTTAGGCACCACGATCTCCACGTCCCAAAGACGCCAACCGATGCCGAGGTTGTCCTCGAACCACGCGCGCTGCTCGAAGTTCGGCTTTCGCGCGCCCTTGAGGATGTGGCTCAGCTGGTAAGGCTGAATCTTCACCCGGCGTGCGAGCACGATTTTCGAACCATGCACGGTGACCGTTTTCTGCAATTCCTCCGAGCCTCGGTTCATTGGCGGAAGCTATCACGTCGGACAATCTTGTCAAACGACCAATGCTTTGCTAATTCCTTGTCAGCCAGACAAGCTCTCTGATCCCATGCCCAAGACACGCCCCTCCACTCCCGATCTCCCTGAACTCACCACTTTCCCGGGCCGACTGAAGTACGCCCGTGAACGTTGCAACATGACGCGACGAAAGCTGTCCGAGTTGACCGGCATAGATGCCCCACGCATCACCCGACTCGAGCAAGGGACCCGAGTGCAGGGCATGGGGGTCGCCACGACGATCCGTCTAGCGCGCGCCCTGAACGTGTCGCTGAGCTGGCTTGTTTTGGACGAGGGCGAGATCGGGCCCGTTATTCTTCGAGATCCCGGAGACGGTAGACGAAAGTCGAGCCGCGAAAGTCAGGTTGTTGTCCCGACACTTCGCAACCCCGTTGGAGACGGACGAAGAAAGCCCCGCCGCAAGTAGCACCTGAGTCAGCTCTTCCAAAGAGCCGAAAACAACTGCGTCCGGTCGCCGCTCGCCCGCGCAATATAACGTCAGACGTAGCCCGTCTTTGTCGCGACTGAGTACGCCCAAATTCGGGAATCCTGCAACCGACCGATCCCGCTGTTTGCGCATTCTTCGATCCGTATTCCCTTCGTGAGACGGACGCAATGAGCGCGAAAACTAAATAAACTCCGTTGCAATCCGCCTCGGTAGTGCGTCCCGGCGATTGGTTCCTTGACAATATTGGCTGTGTTGCAATAGTCTCCAGCCATGATCGGTGTGTCCAATCCGCGCCTGCCCTTCTGCGAGAATTGCGGCGACGAATTTCCAGACGAATGCATGAGCTACATCGTGCCGGGCCTCTGCGCCCTGTGCGCGATCCCACGCATCGCTGAGCAAGACCTCGAGCGCGCGCTCGATTTTCAGGCACTCAGCGCCGAATGGTTCGCAGTCGTTGAGACCGCGGACAAATACGCCGCACTCGAAGACTTGGGCGAAACGGTTCAGAGCGACGTAGACGAGCTGGCCAAGTGCGAGGCGCGCGCTGCGCGCTATGACGACGAACATCCCTACGAACCACGGATGGCATCGTGAGCCGGCGGTACCTCGTGCGCTGGGGCCACATGCATCGGCAAGAGAGCGTCGTGGAGACGTTCCCGATCGCGCTCGCCCTGTTCGTGCTGCACTACCAGGAGGAGGGCGGCGCCGTCGTGACGGGCGAGGGCTACGACTGCGACGCCGACGACGATGGATCCTTCGAGGTGAGTGACGGGCTCACCAGCGACGAGCGGGAGGCCATCGAAGAGGTCACCCGCGAAGAGCGGGTCGCGTGACTCGAGCCGACATCAAACAACGGCTGATCACGATCGGCCTGCTCGTGCGCGCGGGCAACCGCGATGCCGCGATCCATTGCGAACGACAACTGCACGCCGATGTCCTGCGCGCGATTGCCGACGGCAAGGCCGGCACCGCCGAAGCCCGCGAGGCCCTGCGCAGCCTCGAACTGGAATTTCCAAGGAGTGCCGCATGATGGTTCTGGTCGATCTCGCCGCTATTTTTTACCGCAATTTCCACGGCTGCAAATCGTCAGGACCCGAGGCGTACGCCGTCACCCTTGAACAGATGCGAGCCCTCACCTACTCGCCCGACACGGTGGTGATCTGCTGCGAGGGCGGCAACCTCAAGCGCCTGGAATATTTCCCGGCGTACAAGGCGCAGCGCGACCCGAAGCCGCCCGAGCTGCTCGAGGCCCTCGCCGAAATCATCGGGGAGCTGTCGACCTGGAACATCAACGTGGTCGCGGTCGACGGCTACGAAGCCGACGATGTGATCTACACGCTCGCCAAGCACGCGGCCGAGCCCGTACTGATCCTGTCCTCGGACAAGGATCTCTATGCCTGCGTCAGCGAGCGCGTGACGCTGCGCACGGCGACCGGCAAGATGGTCGGGCCCGCCGAGTGCGTCGAGAAGTTCGGCGTGCGCCCCGACCAGATCCGAGACTTCCTCACACTGACGGGCGACGTAGCCGACAACATCCCGGGCTGCCCCAACTGCGGGCCCGGGCGTGCGGCCTTGCTGCTCAAGCGCTTCGACACGCTCGACGCCATCAAGGCAGCGCCCATCCGCGAGATCGAAAAGATCCGGGGCATCGGAAAAACCACACTCTTCTCGCTGCGCGAATGGGATCCAACCATCGCGCGGCGCCTCACTCAGTTACTCGAAATCCCCGACCTCGTATCCGCACTCAAACCAGCATCCCCAGCAGCAGAAGGAATAGACACCATGGCCGACATGACTCAGATCGTTACCAGCCGGAAATCCGGACCCTTGAAAATCCTCGCCTATGGCCCCGAAGGCGTCGGTAAAACGCGCTTCGCGGCGTTCAGCACCAAGCCCATCTTTCTGTGCGCGGAGAACGGCCTCAGCGCGCCCGATCTGCGCGACACGCCCGCGTTCCCGGCACCCGACAATTGGGAGGACTGCATGGCGGCGATCGAGTGGCTCCGCACGGAGAAACACGACTACCGCACGCTGGCGATCGATTCCCTCGACTGGCTGTACCAACTCGCCAAAACCGACGTGTGCCTGAAGATGAACATGACGATCGAAAAGTTCGAGGACTTCGGACGCGGCGAAAAATACACCTTCGACTACTGGGTCAAATTCAACGCGGCGCTCGACGCCCTGCAGGCCGAACGCGCCCTGCACATCGTCGCCCTCGCACATTCGTCCACGAAGGTTTTCCAGAATCCGAGCGGCGAAGACTTCATGCGCTACCAGCTCGCGCTCGCCGACAAGGCCAGCGAACGGTGGAAGCAATGGCCCGACTTCCTGCTCTTCATGTCGCAAGAGATCTTCACCAAGAAAGGCAAAGACGAACGCAAGCACAAGGGCGAGATGGGCGACCATCGGATCTTCACGCGCCGCACGGCAGCCTACGACGCGAAGAGCCGCATCCTCTTGCCGGAAGCCATCCCGTACGAAACCGAAAACCCCTGGCGCTCCTTCAGCGCGGCGGTCCGCGAAGCCTCGGCCCCTGCCAAGCCCGAGCTGGCCTCCACGACTGCAGCGGCAGCGAAGCCCGCTACGACCCAAGCGGCCTGATCACTACCCGACACCCATCCAATCCATCGCAATTCCCTAGAAAGCAAATCCCCAATGTTACCCGTATCCAACGACTATCAGGGCGAGATCATCTCGGCCGTGCTGAGCGAAGACCAAGGCCGCATCTCCGCGATCGTGCACGTGCGCCCCGACGGCAGTGCAGAGACCGCGCGCTGGCGCGGCACGTTCGATGAGACCGAAATCCGCAACGGCACGAACCAGGGCCGCCAGTGGGGCGAGATCACCGCCGAGTGCCTGGGCGAATTCGGCATCACCGATTTCGCGCGCATCGGAGACATGAAGGGCATGAAGTGCTCCTTCGGTATCAAGCACAGCCCCGGCAAGGACAAGGAGGGCAAGCCGAAGATCTGGGTCGAGGTGAATTTCATCCACCCGATCCGAAACGTTAAGCCTGTGACTTCTCAGGGCTTGGCGAGCCTGAACCGGTTCAAGGGCGCAGCCCTCGCCGCTGCGCGCAAAACGAACGCACCGCGCCAGCAGGCGGCCCCTGCGGCCAGCAATCGGGGCGATGCCTACGAGCACGACGACTTCGCGGATTACGGCCCCGACCCGCTCGCCTGAACGCTGAGACGAAAATCACCCGCTTGTCTATTTGACAACAAATGATGAGCGGGTGAGCCTCGGATCTCCACGCTACCCGGAGATCCACCCGATGCCACGCCCTGCCCGTATTGTGACCGAAACCACTGGCCCGACCGCGGTAAGTGACCGCGGCACCAACGACACGAAGCCGCCCCGCACCCGCATCGTCAGCCCAGCGGTCCTGGCGGCCACCTTGTACAATAAACTGCTCGAACTCGACGCAGCGGAGGCGGCTGAAATCGCCGCGATGACGCCCGCCGGCATTCGGGCCCGATACAAGGCGAAGCGGGAGAAGACGTGCGGGGGCTCGCCGCCCGACGTGCTGAAACTCCTGGAAAAGATGCGGGCTCCCGACCCGCCCGAGAAGAGCGAGTGACGGCCGCCATCGAACATCGACGCATCGGCGCCGACGAATCCAACTAAGAGGAGATCGGTCCATGCAATTCGAAACCATGAAACTCGATCCGCGCATCGCGCGCGTGCATTACGCCGACTATCGCGCACGCTGCGCGAAGAACCGCGAGGCGCGCAAAACGCGCATGACCGCCGAGATCAATAGCTGGAACAAGCACGAAGCCGCCAAACTGACGCAACTCGAGCAGGAGGACACGGAGCTGCTCCGTGCCTACAAGGCCCTGTGCAAAGGCGAGCGACTGGTCAACGTCGTCACGGCCGTGCGCGCGGCGGGCTTCGACGCAAAGCTCAAACTGCCGAAGCTCGCGATCTGTCGTGCCGACTACGAAAAGGTGGTGTTCTACACCGGGGGCAACGCCTACACGTCCCCGTTGCCGTACAAGCCCCTGCATAAAAAAGACAAGCCCTCGATCATCCCGACCGCAGCCTACGCGGCCGAGATCACCAACGCCGAGTGGCGGAAGAACCAGAATCTGCCGAGGCAAGCAACGGCCCTCGTGCCGAGTGTCCCGGCAGCGCTCCGCCCCGACGACCTCAGCAAATACTACATCCTGTGGGAGGCCGAATGGGACGCGAAGGCTCCCGTCGATCCGCTCCTCCTGTCGCGCGTGAACACCACCATGTTCGCCGTCGTCGCGCAGTGGGATCTAACTCCGCTGGAGCAGAGCATCCTCGAGGGGCGGCTATGACGGAATCTGCTCCCTACGAAGCGCTCTTCAACGAGGCAAGCCACATTGCCGACGAGTTGAACACAGCGAACCATCAGCGATGCGCTCTGCTGACCTGGATCTGCGCGCTGAAGATGGCGGCAAAGCTCATCCAGGCCAAGCACGCCCACTTCCAGCCCGAGCAGGCCGCCAACCTCGCCGCCGAGATCGAGCACATCGATGAGATCCTCGCGGAGATGACGATCCTTCTGATCCCAGGCCAGGCCGAGGGAAACATCGTGCGCGCGCACCGGATCAACAACACCGAACCGCGAGATCGGTCGTGAGCTATTTCGTCACCTACAAGATCACGCGCCACGCAGAAGGCATCGAGGCCAAGGACGTGCCGGAAGGTGAGGGCGCAGCTCATGCCGTGCTGATCGCTTCGATCATCTATCCGAAGAGCGGCGGGATGAGTGTCGAGATAACCTCCGGCGACGGGCGCACCGACAAGGCGCTCGATGACCTCGAGTATTTCAAGGTGTGGGCCATGCTGGCTCACGATCTCGCCAACAGCGCGACGCTGAGCGAGCCCAAACGGGAGCTGTGCGGACTGGTCCACGAAGTCATCAAAACCGCCATCCTCACCGGCCGAGCCGAGGACGCGGCTGCCGCCGCCCGCGCAGCGTCAGGGGCAAAACCGTCATGACGCCGCCTCGCCCACCACGAAGGCCCGCCTCCGGCAGCCGCATAAACCCCCAACCGGGCGTCCAAAGCCTGCCACAGCTCGACCTGGAGGCTCTGGCGGGCATCCGGCGCTGTCTCTGGTGCCGCATCCTAAACCCCCTGATCATCGCCCACGAGTGCCAGGCCTGCGGGGGGCTCAATCCGTGAGCCCGGGCCTCGCCCGCCGGTTGTTGCGAACCTGCTATCAGCCGCTGCTCGGTGGAGGCGGGCTCGTGCTCATCGGCCATTTCTGCCCGGCGCTGATGTGGTTCTGCGATGCGTGCATTTTTGCTTTCACGGCATTCATCCTCGGGCGCATTTGGGAGCAAAGGCGCGCGGACAAAATCATCGACGCAATGCACGCCGACGAACTCGAGCGCATGGAGAAGCTCGCCGCGCTCTTACGCTGGAAGCTACACGGCGAGAGCAGCCCGTTCTCGATCGAGTTCGAGGGCGCGTTCGAGCAATTCAAGAACGACACCAATCGGGAGCTGAACTGATGTCGCAGAGCCCCGGGAAATACGACCAGG